GACTGAACTTCTTGCAGTTCCAGCATTCCTGATTCTGAGGGTTATTCTTTACATTCTTGACTAATTGCCTTAGTGCCATTCTATCATTCTTGGCATTAGCATATATTCTTAAGCATGGTTTGCACTTCCAAGAGTAATAGCCACTAGTCTTATTCTGATAGAAGTTGTCTAAACTACTCGTCTCCCCGCAATTCTTGCAAGTTCTCAATCCATCCGATGTCATGTGTATTAGTTCCTCCGCATTCTATACAATTAACATATTGCTCGTCTACTCTTAGAATATAGTCTTCGCAGTCTACACACCAGTATACTTTACTTCTTATTATCATGCCAGCCCTACCATAACTTACAGTCTTCAGGCTTATGCATCTTGATCTTTGTCTCAATGTGCCAAAGCATCTTTTGTCCTACCTTAATTCTTCTGTTACAAGCCTCACAGCTTGTATTGCCATTATTATTCAATAGAGTTCTCCAACCAGGTGTTTGACTATCTGTATTTAGATATGTCTTTGCTTTCTTATTTCCTAGTTCCCAGTTAATTCTTTTACCCATTATCTTTTCTCTTTTCTATTCTCATGCTTGCCCAATCTGTGTTTAACATAGAGCTACGCCATTTAAAAAGCATCCGTAACCATACGACTCGTAGTGCTGGTTCAACGGTTGTAACAAGACTGGATTGCTTGCTACGATTAGGTACTTGCCCGTAATCGCCTCTGGACCAACATTGAAGTAATCTCTAAACGCCCTTGAGGTAAATTAAGTGTAACATAAATCCTTTTCAAAAGGCAAGTCATATTTGAGATATCAATTATAACGTTTTGATAACGTTTATAGTTTAGATACTATAGTGTTAAGCATAGTCTTAATATCTGAGATTTCTTCCTTGATATCAGTCTGTCTACCCTCTAGTTTATCTATTTTATCTTTGATACTAGATCCATGGTTAGGCTTTAATTCTATCAGATACTGCTTTACAAGGCTACGTATCCTTATTTCAATGGCTGTTATAAGCCCTAGAAGGGTGATTGCAAGGCCTAATATCTCTGTAGGAGTCATATTAAAAAATCTCCTCAAAAACATTTTCTATTATATCAGCAAGTGCTTCTGTAAAATCTTCTTCTGTCGTATAAAATCCAGTTAATGATTTTACTTGGCTATCAAATTTTTTAAAACTTGATATATACTCACTAATATAAGACTCTATTGCCTCGTCTGCAGATGTTTGTGTGTATATGTAAGAATAAACATCAACAATTACAAAAAATCCAGGAAATTCATCAAAAATTGTATACTCTATTTCAAAAGCAGCATTAGTATTAGTAAGCATTTCTACAACCAATGTTTCTTGACCAGCATTTGCTGGATAACCACATTCAGCAATAGACTCACGCCAGGATGAATATACTGCAAATCCTGTTGCATCTTTCCTTTGAACTTCTGGCATTTAAACTACTTTTGCTTTATATTTATATCCATCAAAATAACCAAGCGGATTTATTACTGGTTGTGCTTGTGTAATTTGCCAAATAGTTCCTGGAGATATTAATGTTCCAGCTCTATCTTTTGCAATTTTTAATTGACCAGCTAAAAGAAGTTGTAAATCACAGTAAAAAACAAATTCAGATATAGGATTAATTGATCCTTTAAATTTAATCTCAGAATCAAAACTATATGTACGAATTGTTGTATTTCCAGATACAGTATCTACATATGAATAATAATCTGCTGTTAAATAAAATTGTTTAACTGTATTTATTTTCATTTTCTTCCTTCTCTCCAATCAACAAATGTAGGAAACTGGAAGATTTTACCAGTCTTAATTCCTCTTGCTCTCTTAAAGGACAATGCCTTGCAAGCGATAATTGCCAAAGGAGCAATCCATGGAGATAGCATCTTTTGATCAAAATCAAGACGTGAATCTAATTGTCCTGAGCTTGTTACAGCTATTTGCTCATAAACCATAGCTTCATTATCTTTCATGTATGCTGCCTGATATGCTGTTGCTTTAGCAAGAAGTTGTATGTCATTTGGATTGTCGATATTTGCTTCTACCTTACCTATGTAAAGTTCAACTATAGACTGAGCTCTGTTTAATAGTGCCAAGTCTACGTCCTTGCCTGTAATTTGCTTTGTATGTGTTATTGATGTAAACATTAGTTGTTAACACCTCCGAATTCTCTGACTCTTATGTTATGTACGGTTGTGAAGTCTACCGCTGTGCTTGATTCCAGCTTGACTTGTAGTACATAGTCTCCAGGCAGCTCAAAGACTGATCTGGTTGTAGGCCATGTAAATAATATTCTTCCCAATTGCTTATTAACAAACTGAATGGTAGAGCCTGTTAAGTTAACTGAGTTGTTAAATTCATCAAGCATTGCCACGCTGACAGATGTGTATGCAGACAAATCTTTGTCAGCACCGTATGTGTCTTTGATTGTTATAGACAATGGGGAATTTGGCTTTTGATCTACCCAATATTGGCTTATCATTAGTATGTTTCCTCCTTCATGTTTAGGTCTATCTCTAATGCTTCGTGTAGCGTAACAGTTACCTGTTCTCCGCCTACGAATGTTACTGTGTCTGTGTTAAGTATTGCAGTTGCAGTCATTGGACTTGCTGCGAATATCTTACCATATCCTGTTAGTGTTGCTGTTGCTACAAGTGGTAATGTAGTAACTGCTACATCTGCTGAGCTAATTCCTACAGGCTCTGTAATCTTTGATGTAGATAGCATTGCTGCTGCATTAACACTGTTAGACTTATTAATGTAAATTGTTGGTGTTGGCATTTCATCAATTGCTACGAATGCTTGTGGTTTAATTGATGCATCGTTAGGATTAATAACAACCTTATTCTGTAACCAAAGAATTCCTCTTTCAAGTAGGGATGGAGCCCATACATTAACAGTTGGATATTCTTCTTCTACTATGATAGAGAATAATTGTGATGTATATAATGTTGATGTAACAACAGTTTCATTTGCAAGTATGGTTGCGCTAGTTTTTGGTATTGATTGCTGCTTAAATGCTTCAGGATTTTTAACTGTCTGATTGGCATTTACTGGGCTAAATGCTCCAGTCTGTATTAATCTTGATGTAGAATATTGCCATACTGAATTATCTGGAATTGTAATGGTATCTGCATTTCCATCAGTTGTTTGGAATACCGCTACATTGCTATATCTAGTATCAATAACTTCTGAACAATCTACAAGTATCTTTCCACCAAGAGTTGTACCCTTAACATTGTCTCCTGGCTTACAGATAATTACTGCTGCATAATTTGCATATGGGTTGGCAACTTCAGCATTTAAGTTCCAGTATGTTGCTCCAAGTGTAGCGATTACAGTTCCAGCCTTTACTGCTGAAGGTGGGAATGCTACGATTGGGTCTTCTGCACGAATAACTCCATATGTATCTCCAGATGCTCCACCCATCTGGAAGCCAGATGTTTGGCTATTGTTGATAATTAATTCATCGCCAATTGTTAAGCCAGTACGACTATCCTTGTACTTATAGTGGTATCTTTCAATTTGAAGTGGATCTCTTGATCTATGGTTAATTACATCTTGTAGTGACCATCCACCCTGAATGTCTGTTAATCCTGTTTCTGTAGCTACAATGCGTAATTTATTATTTCTATGTGTATCAAAGTATTCATAAGGGCTAGCTGTAGTTGATACGCCAAGCTCAGGGAACTGTGTTTCAAGTTGTGATGATCTGTAGTCATAGTTTCCAGCATTGTGGCTAGATTGAACTGGAGAATATCTTTTTTCAAAGAATGAATTTGTCTCTTCAATATCGTCTACAATTCCAAAATCTACTGCTAGGCGTGGATTTGTAATAAGTAAAGACAATCCGTAGTTATCTACAAGGGATCTGACTCTTTCAATGAATGTTTCTAAAGACTTGAGAGCAAATTGATAGCCCTTATCTTCATTGTATCCTTGGAATATATTTGTGATATCATCAGAATCAATTGGGTATCCATTAATCTTAATAACATCAAACTTATCTACATTCTTAATTGTGCGTGGATCAAGTAATACTACATCATCAGTAACTGGATCTCTGTGTAATGGAGTTGTTGGATTGATTCCAGGTGTAGTTCCTGCCTTAATCTGAGGATTAGCTGAGACTCTATTGACATAATATTCCCAAACATCGTATGATTCTGGATCAAAGCCGCCAGAGATTAATCTTGTGTAGTCTGGGGTTTCATCAAAGCGTGGTGCAAATGCTGGTGTATCTAAGTAATCAGAATATGGCCAGAAGCTTAATAGAAGGGCCTTTGGCTTGTTGCCTGTAACATAAGGCTCTGGAAGTACAGCAGTGGCTGTAAAGGCCTCTGCAGGCTCTGTAGCGATATCTAGAGCAGCATAGTACAGCTGTTCAATCTGATATTCTGTCAAGGAAAGGTTAGGACGGAAAACATATTCCATAACTTCGCCTGTAAAGTTAGGCATTGGCTCTGGTGATCCAACCTGATTTGTAGGATTTGGACCAGTGTAAGCAAAGTTCATAGTTGTTACAGTATTACCAAATAGTCTATCTGGATGAGCCATAATTGGTGTATCGTTGGCTGCGAATCTAGCAATATCTAGTTCTCCATCAATGAAGATTTCAATATCCTTAGAGTTGTAAAGATTACCTATCTGGATAACAATGTGGTGCCATTGGTTATCGTCAATTCTCTTGTTACCAATTATCTGGTATTCAACAAGTCTGTTAGTTCCTGGAACATTAGTAGCAACTACCCATTTACGGTAGCGTAGCTTTCCTTCTACTAAGTCTACAGTCCATCCAATTGGATTTCCTGCTCCTGCCAAAGTATTTGCATCTTCTCCATCAAGAAGTGTACCAACTGTTGAAACAGTCTTGATTGTCATTTCTGCTACCTGGCTAGAAGCTGCTCCAAGGTAATCACCTGTCGTGCTTGCGCCATAAGTATGAGGCAAGGTAATGTATTGTGATCCTGAGAATCCAACAACCTTACGATTTCTTGGGCCTACATTCCCAAATAATGGACTCCCCGTATATGTTCCATTAGCCTGTAGGTTTGCAGGATTTAAAGCCTTAGTCTTACTGTAGGCAATTGATCCAGAGACTTCATCAAGTCTGAACCATTCTGCATCATAAAGATTGCTTGTCTTAAGTATTTCTTGGTAATAAGGATCATCTGATTCAAGTACAGCTTCTACTGGATCGATTAGTACAGCATTTACGCTGAACGCTCCAACATAAACTATTCTATTAAAGTCTGATAAGATTGTTGGGTCAACCATTGCGGCTAATGCGGTAAGTGCTGGTGCAGGTGTAGACTCATTAATCGATGGTAGTGCGTTACCCATTGCAGCAGATGCTGTTATTGGCGCAGAATCTATTGTAGCGTTTGCTCCACTTGTAGCTGTAATTGGATGTACAAAGCTTGCAAGAACTGATAGTCCATCGCTTTGTGTAAAGTTATAAGATCTTTGAACTGAGACTACTGGATCTACAGTTCTTATATCTGCATACATTGGTAGTACATCATTTCCATCACCAAGTCCTGCTGATACTGCAGGATCAACTGCAAAAGCTGAGGCTGTTAATACTGTTGAAGTTACAGATGTAGCTGTACCAATATTTAGATTAGGATCTACCATTAGAGCAGATGCTGTAGCTACTGGAAGCTGAACTTCTGCATCATCTAGACCATAATCAACTGTAAGTACTACTTTTGGCTTATATGCAGTAGTTGCAGTTTCGCTTGAATGAATTCTCCATCCAGTTGTACTATCAGCTGATTGTAATGCAAATCCATAGTTTGGATATGTACCGCTAATCCAACCATCAATAAGTGGTGTAAGATCAATATCAATTTTTACGTTGTTTGTAGCAGGTAATGTAATTGTTACATTTCCTTGAGAAGCTGATATTGTTGGCTGAAATGCATCTGCTTCAGTCCAAGGACTAAGTATTCTGTGTAATGTTAATGTTACTGATGTTCCACCAATTCCAGCTAAATCAGCTATGTATGCTTCTAGTCTAGCTGATTTTAGGTTATTTCTATTAGAAAGAACTCTTGCTGGTATTGTATCTAGGACAAAGTAATTTGTATCTGATGTACTAGAGCCAGTTGTATTCTCAAATCTTAGGTTTTGAAAGTCTGCAGGATCCCATCCACCTGTAAGACCCTTATACATTCTATCTTCTGTAATGAATGGATCTACTTCTCTGAGGTATCTTCTACCGCCAGCTTCAGATGAAGCTGTCATAGGTGTAACAGTATTAATAGATGCCTTTTCAGCAGTTACTGTTGGTTCAATTAAAGCAAAGATTACGTTAGCAGTTGATGGTGCCGCAGTAAATGCATCATCAATACTTATGCCTGTGGTTGCTGAGAAGTCAGCATTTGCTGTTGCAGCACCTGCAGCATAGTCAATGTTTGATACTGTAGTTACTGTTACTGCTGGAATATTTTCAGCAAATGCAGTAAAGAATGTTGCACCAAAGCTAACATCATTTGTAAAAGATAATGCAGGATCTGTCATTAATCCAGATGCGGTAGCTGGTGTATCGCTTACAGATACTGTAGAAGTACCAGCTGCACCAGCATCAGGGAACTGTGCTGAAGCAGTAGCAGGTGTTTCATTAATAGTTACTGGAATTACTGGAACATATGCTGTCTCATAGATAGCAAGAAGGTTAGCCTGTGTGTAGTTGGCAGATGTACCAATAAAGAAGTTACCTAATGTCATGGTTGTAGATGAAGCTGATTGTGCAGCATTACCAAAGTCTAAGTATGAGCCAGATGGGGATGATGTAGTTGTAAACTGTTGTTCTAGAACTCCATCTAAGTAAATCTGAGCATTGTTAGCTCCAGATGTTCCTGTCTGTCTAAATGCCAGGAAGTGCCAGTTACCATCATCTACTCTCTTGCCAGCAAGTGTATATGTAGTTCCGTTGATTGCATAGACTGATAATTTACCTGAGTTAGATCCATTGGTGCTTCCAAGAACTTTAGCAGTTCCAGCAGATATCCATGGACCACCGTTCATAATCATTGTGTTGGCTGTGCCTACAGTTCCTGCAAGCTTAAACCACATACCAAATGTATAGTCTGCATCAGTTACTTCTGAGTTCCATACCTGTAATGTTGCAGAATATGCAATCTTTCCAGAAGCAGAAAATTCACAAGAGAAGTCAGGGCCACCAGGATATGATCCAGTTGCCTTTGTAACTGTGTTTGTATTGGTAAATGGATATCCAGCTAAATCTGTAGGTATCTCAGAACCTTGGTTAGTTAAGTATGTTGTTCCTGATATTAATCTATCAAAGTTAAATGACCATTGTGGTGAGTATGATAGAAGCTTATCAAGAGTAGCCTTAGTAATACCTGTAGCATAGTTTCTAGCAATCTGTGTGCTTGTTAATGCTTCTGAGTATACTGCTACTTCATCAATTGTTCCTACGAAGTCTTCGTTTGTTGCTTCTCCGCCAATCCTCTTACTAAAAGCAGAACCGTCTAAAGATAATGTTCCTATGTTTGTAGCAGATGAATTCTCAAGAATACCATCTACATAAAGCTTAGAGTCTGTATTACCATTGGCTACGAATACAATATGGTGCCAATTGCCATCATCGATTCTTGTTGTAGAATAGTATGAGATAACTGATGTTCCACCGTCGTAGTAGATTTCAGCCAAGCCAGGAGATGTAAGATCGTTTGCACGTCCACGGACCAAGAAGTAATGGCCATCAGTGGGATTGTTAATTCTAAAGATTGTTGGATAGTCTACAGTAGATTGGCTAGTTAATTTAACCCATGCTTCAACTGTGAATATCTTGTCGTTAAATGTGTTTGTTGGAAGTGCTGTTGTTGAGGTGTATCTTCCATTACCTGCAAATGTATAAGCACTGTTTGATATGCCGCTTACGCTATATGTTGGTGCTGTGCCAGCTAGAGTCCATGAAGTTGCTGCAGATCCGCTATCTGTGATTACTCCTGTAGAATCAAACTTTACCCAAATCTTAGGGCTTAATCCGCTTATTCGTGTCTCATATGCTGTCATAAATAAAAAGGCCACAGCGTTAAGCTGCAGCCTGTCCTCCTACTAATAATAGTTCAGGTTGAATTGCTGAAATGCTTGTTCCGCCTATTGATAGAACTGGTGCAAGAGAGAGGTAGGTGACTGCAGGCGAAACTACTTCCACGCTGTGTACCCTCTGGGTTACTACAGTTGCAACGACTGCTTGAGCCCCTGCCTGTAATACGCCTACCTCTACTCTTACGTCCATATTATCTATTGTACCTTATGCTACTGTGATGCGAACGATTCCAGTTGCATCCCATGTAATTGTGAAGTTACCATTTGTAGATGATTGATCTGAACCAAAGTCAACATAACCAATAAGTGGCTTTGTTCCGTTAGTTGCAGGTGAATCATCGTAAACTACTGCATAACGAGCAGTAATTGTTGAGCTTGCCCAAGTAACATCCGCTGCATCAAGAATGATGACGTTGTTAGCTGCATCGTAGGTAGATGTCTTGCTTGCAAGAACATATCCACCCTGTGTGTAGCCTGTACCTGTTACTTCGTTTGTGTTAACATCATCAAAGTAATCATGTGTATCTTGGTTTGGGCTGTATGCTGAAGTAAGAAGTGCAACCTTGATTGTATCAGTGTCGAAATCTACTTCCTTGTTAAGTGCCTTCTGAAGGAACTGTCCGTATAATTTAGATGCCATTTTTAGTTATCCCCTTATACCGCTGCTGTCTTTTCAACAATTGCGAAAGCATCTGCCTCTGCAACTGCGAATCCACGACGTACTCTAGTCTTGAGAAGTACTCCATCCTTACGGAAGTCTACATCTCTTGAAATTGCTGACTCTACTCCACCACGAACACCGTTGATAAGCATGTTACGGTTACCTACGATAAGAAGTGGGTTACCTGTTGGTGTTGATGTAGCTGCTGCTGATGTTGCTGCACCGTATGAAACAACTAGTGGGTATCCAAATAGGCTACCTGGACGAGCTGATAGTGGATCTGGAAGAACTAGCTGTCCAGATGCATCTTTCATGTTACGGATATGTGCAAGCATCTTTGGGTGAACCATAAATACTGTGTTACCAGCATCAAACATTCTGCTGTCTTCTGCAATTCCTAAAGCGTTTGAAATATCTGCAAACTCTAGGTCTCCTGCAGTCTGAATACGGTTTGAAGCTCCGTTCAAATCTGCAACTGCCTTGTACAAAGATGTAAATGGTGCTGTGTCTGTTCCGTCAGTTGCAACTGTCACGCCAAGGCATGCGTTGTCATACTTACGGGCCCACTGTGTTGCCCATTCTCTCTTGTATGTGTTCAATGAATCAACTAGTGAATCATTAAGGTCTTCTTCTGAAATGTTAAAAATCTGTGCATACTTCTTCGCTGTCAAAACAACTTCATCTAAAGTTGTATCTGAATCTGGAATGTCTACGCCTTCTGCAACAACTCCTGGAGCTGTTGAAACAAAGCGAGGAACACCCTTAGTGCGAGAAGCCATGTTCTCACGACGAGCAAATGCTTCTACTGCAGAGTTTTGAACTGTTGCTTGAATAGCAACCGATCCTTTTTCCTCTGGAATAAATCCATTACCTTCGGTGAGATCTGTACGGCCTACTGCCATTTTGAATCTCCTTGTTTGTGTTAGTTAAATTAGAATTACGAAATATGAAACAATCGTCCAATTATTCAAGTTCCGCAACTCCATCGTCCAACAGAACATTGCGGTATCCTCTCATTATACTCTCGTTTTATATTTAATGCAAGTGTTTATGATATCTTTTTAAGGATACTACGTGCTTGCATTTCTGTAGCAGATACATTGGTATCAACAGCAGAGTTTACTCCACTGTCTGCCAATCCTGCCACACGAAGCTTGGGATCAAATAGTTCAGGAAAGTCTGCCTTTATCTGCTCTACTTGATCTCCAAACCCCTTAAGCTCTAGATTCTCATCTAGATCTACATCTGTAAGTGTTACATATTTAAGAATACGGTCAGAGTTTGCAATTCCCATATCCTTTAGCTGTGCCTGGACCTTTTGATTGATGAGACTAGATTTCAAACTATTTAAGTTAGCATTTATGTAACTCATCTGAGCTTCTAGGTCTTCTTTCTCAAGTCTTGACTTCTTTGCTTCCGCCTTGGCACGATCTAAAGCATCAAGTACTGCTTTTGGATCACGAATCTCAGCGTCCACATGTAATTCGTTGTTCTCTTCCATTTTATATTCCTATTCTGTTAGTTTGTTTCTTCTGCTGCTTGCTGTCTCAACATATTTGTTGAGTTTGGTGTCTGTGTTAGATTATCTACTGGCTTAGCAATTGCTGCAAGCTGTGATGCCATCTCTGAGTCATAACCAATCTCTAGAAGGATCTGCTCTAGTGGAATACCCACAAGTGTCTTCTTGATAGCAACTTCCCATTGGTCAAGGCTATCGATTGATTCAACATGCTTCCATCTGATTTCAACTGAGTCTTCAACGCCTTCCATCTTTAATATGAACTTAAACATTTCTTCCCATGCCGCTTCAAATGATTGCTGACGGTCATTAACCTTCTTCATAAGTGGTGCTTCTGCTGTACGCAATGCCTCACCTGAAGGAACATTACCTGTTGATTCAAAGTAATGTAATGGTGTATTTGTAAGTGAAGCTAATGCTCTTACATATACTGTTACTGGCTCTGTAAAGATCTTGTGATCTGCTGGAGAGAATTCTCCAACCTTGTCTACACCCTTTAGGTACCAAAGTTGTCCTGGGCCATTCTGAAGTGTTCCTAGGTTATCTCTCTTTGATGAGTCATCCTGGAAATCTTCGTATTCAGCATCGTTGCCGCCGTTAGACAAAGCATAACGCTGTGGAGCACCCTGATAATCAACTGTGTACATATGTGTAGCAATAAGCTTGTTAATAGCATCTTGTGGACCATATCCATCATAATGCTCTGGTCTTCCGTATTGCTTTCCTGTGCGGAAGTGGAATACAGGAATTTGATTCCATGGATTCTCAATTGTTTCTGTCAAAGTAAATTGTGTGCCAACATTGATAGCTTCCATATCTGCAGAACCTACAGATACGTACTTTTCAATTCTGTCTGTGTAATATAGGTTCATCTTGGTAATCTTCTGACCAATTGATCCCTTTGTTTCCCAAATCTTAGCTGCGTACTTCTTGATTCTAGGATTCTCATCATCATATACAATTACTGTACCAAGTGGTGAGTTGTAATCGATAGAGATCTGTCCATCCATATTTGGCCAAGCAATTGCATAGCAATCACCATAAACTAGAGCACGACGGTGGATTTCATCTGAATCCAATGTCATATCATTGTTTTCCCATGTCTGGTTAATAACTGCATCTGTAGAATCGCTTGTAGACTGTACATTAGCTATCTCTAGTCTATTGAGTACTGAATCTACTACTGTTTTGATGAAATTGAACTTAAAGTCAATTCCTTCTGATCTTAATAGGCGATACCATCTCTGGTGCAAGAATACTTCTGATTCCAGCCCTTCGTAATATGCCTCTGCCTTCTCGTAATGCGGTCTACGTTCCACAATTAGAGATAGAGCATCCTGAATGTCTGACATTTCTTAACTCCTCATATAATTAATTTGTTTAGTAGAAAACTTTGGTGCCTTGTTGTCAAGGAAATAAAGTATTCCACCTACGACTGCATCAAGAACGTCATCATTGGCAACCTTTGGGAATGCCCACATTTGTTCTTCTAGCATGGGAAAGTGTGCGGTATGTCTAATCTTTCCCTGCTGATAATAGTTTAATGCCTTACCAGCCCTAATTTGTTTTGATGTCTTCTCATGTTTTGAGCGGTATTTGGCAGGTAGATTCTTGAAGACATCCTTCCATAAGTCTCCACCTTGGTTTGTTTCTACGTGTATGACGCCAACATCATACAATTCTATAAGTAGGGCTACTCTCTCACGTAAATCTTGTGGAGACATCTTAACACCCTGTGCTTCTCTAACAAAGATGTAATCCTTGCCATCTTTTGTTCCTCTAGACAATACAGCGATACCTGTATAGTCAGAAACCTTATTTTTAGTTACCGCAGGGTCAATAAAGATAGCAGTATTGCCATATTCATCACCTTCTTCAAGGATTAAGTCCTCTGTACCCCAGAATGTACCATCTGTATTGATAGGCTTATTCATATAGTTCTTAGCAAAGTCTCTCATGTGACGCTGTGATTGTAACCATTCCATAGGCCATTTCTCAGGCCAAACAGAGCGTTCTAAGCCATCATCTCCAGTCATAATAGCTGGATAGTAGTGAACTGTCACATTCTGCTCTTCAATCCACTTTAATTCAGGATCTATTTGTCCTTCAGCAGATTTACGGCATTGATCCATGATTGAGTTAGGCATAGTAGTCGTTCCTACTACAATTACTCTTGCATAGATGTTCATAGGAGCAATATCATCCCAGACTGTTCTTAATTGCTGTCCTGCCTGATATTCAGAGTAGTTCTTCTCACCCTTTTCAATATCATCAAGAATAATAAGGTCTGGGCGTTGTCCAAAGACCTTTTTACCAAGAGAGTTAGTATCGATACCGTTTGCATCAAAGATAAAGTCATTAGATTGAACAATTCGCCAGGCGTTAGAAGCAAGTGATCTTCCAGTAGAAGCTACAATCTTAGGCTTACATAGCTCAGGATAATCAGCCTGTAAGTATTCATTTGTCTCTAATTCATTCTTAAATGTAAGTAAGTGAGTCTCTGCCTGAGAAGCAGCATCTGAGAAAGCAGCAATAAACTTAACATGTCCATGAGCTGCGGCCCACATAGGTAATATGAGGAAGATCCAAGTAGATTTACCACATTCTCTTGGTGCTATAAATGCATCTCTATGCTGTTTAGGCTTAGTAGGCTTATTGATCCAAGTTTCACCATATTTAGCAAGATCATGATGAAATCAAGTAATCTTCTATATTCAATCTATCTCCATTTCATATTGCCAATTCATTTTTACTGTGAATATATTTTTAATGTAGCAAAAAAAGATTTTTGTTTTTTTACTTAAGACTGGGTGGTCTCATCATGTAAGACTATATCTGTCTCAGTATATGAGATCTTCTTAGCTTCATTCTTCATCTTTGCTTCATTTAATAGATCATGAATTGCTAGATCAGTTCCATCCTTTGATCTATTCTCGTTAATATTAGTAGACTTACCTTCAATTAGGTTAATAGTCTGAATAGCCTTATGTACAGCATTTGATAGCTTATTTAGATCATCTGATAACAAGGTATTATCCTCATAGAGTTTCTCTACACATCTTTCTAATACCGCCTGCGCCGCTATTACTTTCTCTTTATCTGAATAGAATACGCCTATATTTCTAGCCATTTGCTTTAAACTATCAATGTCTGGTAAATCTAATTGTCTTAATTTGAACCATTTGTTAGCTGTATGATATGAGCCAGGATAATTAAGATATCTCATAGCTGGAGATATGCCCATTTCTTGGGCTACGCCTATAAATTCAGTAATTTGGTCTTCTGAGTATGTCTGATATCCCATGATATCTCCTTATTTCTATGTCAATTTGTCGACAAATGGATAAATCCATATTACGACGCATCTTTCTGGTACTTCCTATATAAATTAGCTATATTTGAAATATAACCTATATTAGTTATATTGATCCATAGCAAGAGTAT